AGCAAGACAACACGGCGATCACTCACGAACTAATCCTGAGGGCATAACGATGGCACGTAGGCCCAAAACAATTAGCCGTAGTGCAGAGATTGGAATCGATCAAATTTCTGATTTGTTTGAGTCGCAGATTGAGCGGTTGGTCGTTTCCCTTACCAATGAGTTATTCGTAAAGCTAAGAACTTCCACGCCGCCTGGTCTTGGGACTCCAGTCGTGACCGGTACTTTGCTTAGTTCTTGGCAAAAGGAATCCGTGAATCGTTTTACGGGACGTGTCTACGTCAGTTCCAAGCTCAATCCCAATGGATCAGACACGCAGGATTATGCGCCTGCTGTCATGTTTGGGGAGTCAATGCCCCCTTCTTGGAAAGGCAAGTACGCTCCAGGCAAAACACCTAAGACGACAGGGACTCCCAAGGTTACCCAGCGTTATCCACAGTTGATTTTGCGAGAGGTCGTGTCTTTGGAGATGCCTAAAGTTATGAGGCGGATCACTGGAGGTATCTGATGGCAGCAGCCGATCTCAACACCATCAGGTCAACCATTGAAGCTCGTTTAGCAACTGAGCTTGCGGGTAGTCCGGTCATTCCTGTTGTGTTCCACAACATGCCTTATGAGCCGACACCTAACTCTTCATGGGTGCAGTGTCAGGTCAGCTTTGGCGACAACGATTATTTGACTCAAGGCGGCACTTCTGATTCTGACAACTTGATTGTCGGAATTATGGTCATGAACATCTTTACTCCTCGGGGTGTTGGTCCCGGAAGTAATTACGTCATTGGTAAGCGCGTCCGAAACCTTTACAATAGGGTCAACGTGTCGGGGGTTTACTTCGACGCTCCTTCCGGTCCAGAGGCACTGCCTTCACCAGCACCCGAGGGCTATTTCCAAACACAGGTCCGTGTGACCTTTGAATCTATCGAGGAACTCTGACCTATGGCTTTCTTTCGAGGCGAAGAAGGGAGCGTCAAATTTGACGACGCCGGATCTAGTGCGGCGGCGATTACTAGCACTCGCTCGTGGTCGCTGACTCTCGACAAAGAAGTGTTGGAAACCACCGTGATGGGTGACACCTACGGCGGAAACGTCGGTGGAATCATTACGGGTACGGGTACTGTTGAGCTGATGTATACGGCATCAAGCGGTGATGAAACCGCTGCTTTTGTCGATCACATCAACACCGCAACCGATGAAGGCACCGCGCTGTTTGAGCTGTTCCTGGACACGTCAGGCGCTAAGAAAATCAGTTTTGACGCTGTGGTGACATCGGCTGATCTCACCGCCACGGTGGGTGAAATTGAAATTATCACCGTTAATTTCACAACTAACGGCACCATCACCACCGCTATCTGATCATGGCTTTTTTCCGAGGACAACAAGGCACCATCAAGTTCGACAAGGACGCTGGCGGTGGTGCTTTAAGTGAGATAGCTGCAGTGCGGTCTTGGTCGCTCTCAGTTGAAAAAGAATCGCTGGAAGTCACCGACCACGGCGATACTTTCCGCGCGTATGTCGGGGGCTTAGTCAGCGGCTCAGGCTCCTGTGAAGTGCTTTACGACGCACCTGGCGCGGGCGACAAACTGGATTTATTTAACGAGGCATTGACCACGGAAGATCCAGCTAACGCAAACTTTGAGTTGTATCTAGATGAAAGTGGCGACAAAAAAATGTCGTTTGCTGCTCTAGTTACAAGCGCAGAATATGGTGCTACGGTTGGAGAGATTGAAGTGATTTCGATCAACTTCACTGCCAACGGTACTATCACTTCCGGTATTTAATGCCTGCCACAAAACGTCTGGTTGATGAGCTGGTTGAGGCGTTTGACCTTAACCAGCGGCGCAAATTCGTTTTGAAGCATTCCAGCGGCAAAAGCTGGGATCTCTATTTCAAGCCAATCACTAGGGCCGATCGTAAACGTGCTCAGAATCTTGCAAACAGCGAAGAAGCGTTAGACCTTTCCACGCACATGCTCTGCCAGATGGCTGAGCTAGAAGACGGCACTAAACCGTTTGCCGGGGCTGATGTGGCAAAACTGCAACGTGAGCTTCCTGAGTCTGTTCTTAATGAAGTCGAGCTGTTTCTGTTTGGCCTCAGCGAGGATGTCAGCCTTGAAGACGCAAAAAACGACTAAAGCAGGACAACTGGCTCAACTTTGAGTTTTTTCTGGCCTGCGAATTAGGAATGACGATAAGCAGGCTTCGCACGGAATTGACCGATGCGGAGCTGGTGCATTTTGCTGCGTATTACGAACTTAAGGCCGAACGAGAAAAGCAGGCAATAGATCGCGCAAAAACGAGTCGGCGGTAGTATGAGGAGGCTGGAGGGCTTGCCGTGACCGTATCATCGACAGTTGAGCTTCTTGTTAAGGCCGCTCAGCCTGTCAATGCGTTGCGGCAAGTCAGGAAGGAAGCCAATAAGACAAATGAATCTTTTAAAAAGACAGAGGATGTACTTAAAAGAGTTACTGCTGCTTCAAACAAAGTAAGAATAAGTATTCAGGCGCAGCAAAAAAGTTTACCAAAACTTTCTCAAGTTCAAGGAGTTTTGTCGGCCAAGGTAAGAAATAGCGAGCAGGCAATGCGTTCGCAAATTAAAGCACTGCGTGACTTGCAAGTTGTTGTTAAGTTCAATGGTTCTTTATACAACAGGCTCGGCGCTGAAATTCAAAAATATGAAACAAAATTAAGATCAGCTAACGGTGCGGCAGACCAAGCCAAATCCTCAAACAATGGGCTCGGGGCATCTTTAAGACGACTTGCGGTTGGCTTTGGGATTGCTCGGGCTGGTCAACGGGCTTTGCAAGCTGGAATCCAAAGAGATGAGTCTGAGCGTCGCCTGAAGCTGCTTACTCGAAGGTTTGGTGAAACAGCAGAAGCCCAAGGAGCTGCTCAGCGTGCGGCAGAAAAATTCAACCTGAGTCAAACAGAAGCCAACACTCAGCTTTCTCGTTTGATTGCACGTTTGCGGCCAATGGGCTTGTCAATGCAGACGATTGAAACTGCATTTGCTGGTTTTAATACGGCCACGATTCTTGCCGGTGCAACTGCGTCTGAATCTGCTGGCGCGTTCCTGCAGTTGAGTCAGGCCCTTGGTAGTGGCGTGTTAAGAGGACAGGAACTTAACTCGATTCTTGAGCAGGCTCCATTGATTGCCCAGGCAATTGCAACTGAAATGGGCTCAACCGTTGGCGCTCTTAAAAAGTTTGGCGAAGAAGGTGAAATTACAAGTGAAATTGTCATTGCTGCACTGAACCGTGTCGAGCGTGAAGGGGCCGGACAGCTTGAGGAGGCCCTACTAGGCCCCGCTGCCGCTATCAAAAAGTTTCAAAATGCAGCAGAAGACGTTCAAGTCGCTTTGACGCAAGACATTATCCCAGAGATGGCTAAATCTTTTAGAGAATTAGCTGAACTTATTGAAAATCTTGGACCGTTACTTAGGTTTGTTGGAGGAGCCGTTGGCGGTACTATTGGCGGAGTAAATCGGGGTTTTGAAGAGAGTCAATCATTGTTTCGTGCTTTAACACAGCCTGGAACAGTTTCTGCGAGAGCAGACATTCAAGAGGGGCGGCTTCCCTTTAATGTGGCTGGTGGTGCTGAACTTATTGGTCCAGACAGGCTTCAAGAGTTACGAGAAATTGCTGATATTGCTGTCAAGTTTGGCGGACGATCTGAAGGGCCAGGATCCCAAGGCAAAGTCCTTCTTGAATTGCTGCAGAAAGAGATTGGTATGTTTGGAGCGCCAGCCCAACCTGCCCCCTCTGATAAGCCTAAAACGCCTATTAATCTTGATCTAGAGAAAGAAAGAGCAGCATTGTTAAAGAAACAGCAGGAAACATTTGCTAAATTTATGTTTGACAAAGAGAGAGAGCAACTGTTAATTGAAGCTCAAACACCTGAACAGCGAGCACAGCTTGAGCTAGCGATGAAGAAATTTGATCTAAATAGACAGTTTCCAGACATGTCTGAAAAGGAGCTTGCATTAGCTAGGCAGCAGTTGCAAATTAACTTTGACAGCCAAGTTGCGGCTAAAGATGCGGCTAAAGCCAAAAAAGATGCCCAAGATGCCGAGGCTCAACGACTTGACGCCCTTAAGCAAAAACAAATAGAAATAGCTCAAGCTATCCAAAATCAAGTGGTTGGTGCAATCGAAAGCGCAATTGATGGCTCTAAGAGTCTTGCTGAATCATTTAGTGGCCTGCTAAAACAACTTGCCATGATGATTATCAGGCAAAAAGTTATTGGTAACTTTGCAAGTTTGGGCGGCGGCGGTTTGCTTGGTCTTATTCCTGGCTTTGCAACCGGTGGCCGCCCGCCTGTTGGTCGCCCTTCAATCGTTGGTGAACGTGGCCCTGAGCTATTTGTGCCTGGTCGCTCTGGAACGATTGTTCCAAATCACGAGCTTGGCGGTGGTGGCAGCACCAGCGTTGTCGTAAACGTCGATGCCAGCGGTACTAACGTGGAAGGCGATGAAGGCTCATCACGTCAGCTTGGTGCTCTTGTTGGCGCTGCTGTTCAGAATGAGTTAATCAAGCAGCAACGACCTGGAGGACTCTTAAGCCGATGACAGCTAGCTGGGACTCATCTGTAAATTTGCAGCCGTCTTACGGCACGACAAAGGCCAGCCAGCCGATCGTCCGTCAAGCACAGTTTGGCAGCGGTTATCAACAGGTCGGCAGCCTTGGCATCAACCAAAACCCGAAAAGTTTTTCGTTGTCTTACAACCTGTCAGAGGCAGAGTCAGACACAGTGGAAACGTTTTTAGATGCTCGCGGCGGCACTGAAAAATTTATTTTTACGCCACCAGGCGAAAGCAGCAGCATCAAGGTGCGCTGCTCCGCATGGAACAAAACGATGACAACCAAGGGCCGCGTTCAGTTGACCACAACTTTTGTTCAGGTGTTTGAAGCATGAGCACGCCGCAGTCAATTCAAGAACAGCTTCAGTCTTTGGAGCCGTCAGCAATTATCGAGCTGTTTCAGCTTGAACTGACGGAAGCCGTCAACGGTGTCAATCAGACGTATTACTACCACGCAGGTACAAACGAACTGACGGCTGATGTTGTGTTCAATGGCTTGACGTATGCAGCCACGGCGATCCAAATAGATGGCTTCGCAACCGCAACCAAAGGCGTATTGCCTCGTCCAACGATGCGGATCGCAAACATCAGCAATACCATCTCAGCCTTGCTGTTGCTTTACAACCCACTACAAGCGAAAGTTACACGGATTCAAACTTGCAAGAAGTTCCTAGACGCTGTGAACTTCACAGGTGGCACAAACGCAACCGCTGATCCAACCGCAAAGTTTGAAGATCAGATTTATTACATCGATCGAGTGGCAAGCGAAAACCCGATGATGGTTGAGTTTGAGTTGGCCAGCAAGCTCGATTTAATCAACGTGGCGCTGCCACGCCGTCAAATTCTTGAGCATTGCCCATGGGTTTACCGCGAAGACAGCACCTGCGGTTACAAAGGCAAAAAGTTTTTCGACATCAATAACAATTCGACAACAGAAGCAAATGATGTATGCGGCAAGCGTTACACCAGTTGCACGTTGCGTTTCCCTAAAGGCGATCTTCCGTTCGGAGGTTTTCCAGGTGCCAGACTTCAGATGTGATGCCGAGGCTCATGCAGCCAGGTCTTACCCGAATGAGTGCTGCGGCCTTGTCGTCAACGGTGAGTATTGGCCTTGCCGTAACACAGCAGAACTTCCGACCAGCACGTTTGTGCTTGAGCCGCGTGATTATGCTGTCGCTGCAATTATAGGCAAGGTTGAAGCGGTGGTTCATTCGCACCCAGAAGGTGGGCCAGCAAGCGAATCAGATCAAGCTGTGTGCAGCCAAGGTTCCGTGCCTTGGCATATTTGGCGTATGCCTCAACGCGAATGGTTAACTATCAATCCTTGATTGGCCGTCAGTGGGAGTACGGCAAAGCTGACTGCTTCACACTGGTGCGCGATTGGTTCAAACTGCAAGGTGTTGAGCTGCCGGACTACGAGCGGCCAGAAAGCACGCAAAGCTGTAAAAGCATCTTTCTTGAAGAGGCAGAACGCATCGGATTCAAGCCGGTGACGTTACAGACGCGTCAACCTGGCGACGTGCTGATCATGCGGATGGGTACACGAACACCAATGCATGCAGCGGTGCTGTTGCCAGACGAAAGGATCTTGCATCAACAACGTGATTCGCTAAGTGCGGTCATTCCCCTTAGCAGATATTATCTGACAAGGGTTGCGGCGGTTTTTCGGTATGCAGCAAGTCGTCCGACTGCTGGGTGATTTAGGCGAGCGCTATGGCGCTGAGCACGCTTTCTATAACCTTCGCACGCCTGCTGATGCGATCAAGCTGCTGTCAATCAACTATCCAGAGTTCAAAGCTGAGCTGATTACGGCCCACGAAAAGGGGATTGGCTACCGCGTGCTTCAGGCTGGCGTCGATTTAAATTTTGATGAGTTGCAACTGCCAATCGGTCAAAACGATTTGATCATTACGCCTGTTCTTGTTGGTCAGGGCGGAGTGGGGAAAATTTTTGCAGGTATTGGTTTGATCGCGGTGTCGTTTTTACTGCCTGGTGCTGGTTT